CAGATGTTATTTGAGAAATTTAAAGAATGGATACCTGAAGTTGCTAAATTTTATGAGACGACCAGATACGGTCGTAATAAGTTATCACCGTGAAATTAGACAATTAACAATTGGATTTTTACAAAAACCTGTCAGAGGGATTGACACTCACCCGCTAAATGCTAAAATATTGAAAGGCGACCAAGAAAAATATTCCTGATCACCTAGTGTTTTATAAAACCTCTGTTAGAGCAGAGCTAAATCTATGTTAGACCGTTTTGAGTTTAAAGGCAAACTAGTTCGTTTTATTGACGGGAAACCAGTAGCGAATGATGTAGCTGATATATTGGGTTACGCTGATCCATCTTCGACTATTTCCAAAAAGGTAAAAACAAAATATAAAGGGGTTGCCGCCGTGGCAACACCCAGTGGAGTTCAGTCCGTAACAGTTTTAGAAGAAGATGGTATAAAACAGTTGTTAGCATCTTCAAGAAAGTCATTAGAAATTAAAGAAAAAGTAGCTAACTTTTTAAATATTGAATTGAATGGGATACTAAGAACTCATCCTGAGACAGAACTAATAACAACCATTCAATTGGCTTTTAACCATTGTCCTAGTGTTACTCAATTTTTTGTTTCGGGTTATCGAATAGACTTATACTTCCCATCACATCGAATAGCTGTAGAGTGTGATGAAAATGGACATAATGATTATCATTATAAAAAAGAAAGAAAAAGACAAGATACAATTACACAGTTATTAGGATGTAAATTCATTCGATTTAACCCTAATAGTCCAGAGTTTAATATTGGAAATGTTATCAATAAAATTATGGTAGCTATTTATGAATAATGGCAACACCCGGTGGAGTTCAGTCCGTAACAGTTTTAGAAGAGGGAGGAATTTATCAGTTAATTCTAGGAAGCCACTTGCCAATAGCGGAGGAATTTCAAGATTGGGTATTTGAAGAAGTCTTGCCTTCTATTCGTAAAACGGGGAAATACTCAGTTAATGATAATTCCCATTCGTTACCACCTCATGAAGTTGCTGTTCAAAAAGCTCGTGCGATCGCAGAGATCGAAGAGTTATTGATTCACCAACCTAAGTTGGCTCAATTTCTCATTGATCATACGATCTCCGACTTAATGGAACAAAAACGATTAACGGGGGATGAGTTAAGAGGAGTAGTCGAAGTAGCGAAAGAAATGGGTTTTACTGTTGGCATGAGCAATCGTTCTGGATTAGGTAAATTTGTGCGTTCTCAGTTATCTGAAGAAGGGAAACAAGAGAAAAGACTGGTTAACGGTGAAATGCGTTCGGTTTGGTGTTATCCAGACAATGAACAATTAAGAATAGTTATCGCTGAATATTTCAATTAATTAATACGGGGCTTTACGCCCCACAAAAGTATCGGAAAATGAAGTCAGTTAAGATTTATTAAAGGTGCAAATAAGTTAAAGTTCCCGTCAGTAATACCAATAATCACTTCACCAGTCCAGTCAAGATTAAATGTCCCTTCACCATTGATCCAAGGTGAATCAATAATAATTCCAGCGCTTGATAATCTCAATACTCCCTTACAGGTAAGCTCGATCGAACCCTCAGATTCGATTTTCAGTATTTTAGTTTCGGTGTCGTACTCTACTTTTGTGCCGTCTTCAAATTTTATTAGGTGGGTTGTCTCACTTTCGACAGGGGGTAAATTATTTGGGGTGTAAATAGAGCCAAGTATTACCCCGTCTTCGCAATTTTCGTCTGTGAGAACAATCACTCGATCGGCGATTTTGGGCATGGCATAACTTTTGTCTTTCCCAGTGAAATTAAATACGACTGGTAAAGGCTTGGTAAGAATACCGGGTTGCTTGTCTGTTATTTTTACCCGTGCCAATCCTTTTATCGCTAAATCACTATATTCTGATTTGTCTATCAATCCTATTCTCCAGACATTTTGCCTCATAATAAGTCCTCTTGAGCTAGATGAATGTCTCCACTCCAGTTGCCTTCTTTGTAGGCGCTTTGGGCAGTGAGAGGAGAATAGATACCAAGTTCAATATTTGCACTATCTCTATGGGTTGCCTGTACTTGTGCCTCTAATCTTTCAAGAGGGGTAAGTTCTACTTTTGAGTTTGCGGTTACTTCTATCTCTACCTCTGTGGGGATAGGTCCGTCTTTGGCAATCATGGCATATCTTAACACTTGGTAATAAGGCTCTACCCAGTTATCAGTCATCCAATTATTTTTATGGCTATTCCAGTCATATCTTTGGGCTAATCCTGCCGTTTCCTGAGAGCTTAATGCCCCTGCTGAATTGGTTTTATTGAATAATTTATATTCTGGTACATCGACTTGAGAAATGAGAGCCTCCTTAAGCAATCCCATAATTTCTGATGCTCCAGCGTAGGATCGAGTGACATAATTAAAACTTTCCTCATCCATGTCTAACAATAAGGCTTTCATAACAGATCGTCCCATTTCTGCGGAATAAAGTCTGTCTTGGATTTGTTTTTGTCTTGTGTTAGTTCCAGCCCTCATATCTTCTTTTAGGGCTTGACCTAATCCTTTAAATCCGTATATCCCTTGATCGTAGTCAGCAAGCATTGCACTACCTGCCATAAGCCCTTGTCGCCATGCGTTCCAAGTGTCAAACACTCTCATGAGAATGGAATCGTTGTAGCCACTATTATAGGCGAGGGATTCATCATATAATTTTGTGCCTGAGAATCTTAAAACTCGGCTATGGTGCCAAGTTTTTTCTAAGTCATTTTTTCCCAAAACAAAGTAATAACCTGGGTTGTGGTAATTGTTGCTGTCAGGATAAATTTCGTACTTAGTTAATACCCTGAGCCATTCGATCGACTGAATATTATTGGTATTTACGGGTTCTTTTGGGTCTTGCCCGTCAGCTACTCCCAGGAGAATGAACCCGTCTCCATGTTGCCTTCCTAAGATTGAGGCTTTGGTAAAGGCTTGTTTAATCCCTGTTTTGCCTTGTTTATATTTTAATTTTTCGAGGTAAGGGAATAATTCGCCGACGGGTTGTTCCGATTGATTTTCTAAGCGAATTTGTTTTATTTGCATCCAATCTCGTTGGCACTCAAGAGGGAAAACATTTACTAATCTTGTTAATAATCCGTCACTACGGTATAAATTCTCTAAGTCTCGTTGGGTGAGGGTAGAAGTTTGATTGATAGTAAATCCTTTAGTTTTATCCCTAGCCGTTCCAAAGCCTGTTAATGGATTACTAAGGCTTGAGAATATTTGGTTTAGCCCGTGAGAGTCGAAATTAATTGTTTCTGTTTCCATTTTTCTTCACACTACCATAGTTGCAAATACATAGTTACTTTCATCATTTCCCACCGCTTCACCCTGACCTCGACAGCCACAGAGAGAGTCTAGCCATGATTGTACATCCCAACCTAGTGGCACATCAGTTCCTTGAGAAATATCTAAAGATTGTTGAATCCTAAGATTTGATTCAATTGCTGGTCTTAGGTTCATTTTATCCCCTTGAAACCTAAATTTTGTACTACTGGCTTCGGTAATAGTTTGCTCACCTTTACTCGTCCACATGGTTAGCGCTGCAACTAAATAAGGGCGGTATTCGATCGAGTCTGCGATCGTGCCTTTCGATCGATCTAAAATATCGGTGATGGAATCGTCTCTGGTCTCGTTGGTTTCTGCCAGTCCTGATTGAGATTTCACCATGTCGAAAGCTGTATCAAAATTGTTAAAAGCCATTATGTTACTGGTAAACGATAAATTAATTGTAACTTTTTAAGTCCCCAAAATACTTGCAACCCCACCTAATTGTAGACAAGCCCACGCACCTGACGAAGCATCGGTATAATCGTTTGTTAGAGGTTTAGGTGTGCCGTCAAAACCATATAAGGCATTTAGGTATCGATCGTTCCAATCGCCTTTGAGTAAAAATACGTTCCCCCGTTTAGCGTCACTAGCGAAAGGTTTAGCACGGGTGACTTTATCCCCTTGAGGGCGTACCCCTTCCGTGTCAAATCCCCATAGTAAGTTCTTTAGGTGAGATTCGACTCTTATTCCTGCACTCCCACCCTCTAATTCCCACCGAATTGGCACATAATTACCGTCTTCTTTTGCCGTCTCAATCATCCACTCGTCAGAGTCAGCCGGAGCTAATTGTTCGGCTCTAGCATCCAAAATATAATAGTTGCCTGAGTCGTAAGCCATTTTGACTGAAGCTGTAAAATAAGCATCGGCTTTCATCGCTTGAGCTGTGGCCGCCATATCCCAAAACCTAATACCGTCAAGGGGATAGGGTAATGAGTCGATAATTTGAAACCACTCTTTCTTAAA